GCATAATGGCAAGCGAACTTAGAGTAAACACATTAAAGGATGCCAGTGGTAATAACAGCGTGGCTCTTAGCACGGTTGCAGAGGGCAGTGCAAAAGCGTGGGTACACTGGAATGGTGAAAGTACAGCAGCCATACGAGACAGTTTTAATTTTGCTAGTTTGTCGGACTCAGGCACAGGTGATTACACCTTCTCATATACCACAAATCAGTCGGATACTACATATTGTTCAACTGTAAGCACTTCCAGAGCATCAAATGCACAGGCTTTAATTAGTTCTTCCACAACATTTAACACGGCTAATATAGACAGTGTTTCTGTGCATGATGAAGGTGTAGCAGAAGATACAGAAAACGGCTGTTTAGCTGTTCACGGAGACCTAGCATGAGTAAAGCAGCAGAATTAGCCGCACTGATTGGTTCAGGTCAGGCGCAGGGTGATAAGAATATAGTCATCAACGGTGCAATGCAAGTGGCACAACGAGCCACATCAGTAACTGGTCTTGGTACTACTGACACTAGCGGCACATACCATACATTGGATAGATTTATTGTGTATGCTAATAACACTGCTGGTCGGTTTACTATGTCACAATCCACTGTAACTGATTTGCCCGGATTTGCTAATGCCTTAAAGTTAGACTGCACCACAGCAGATACGAGCATTGCTGCTGATGAATATATTTTGTTTGGAACTCGTTTTGAAGCGCAAAATTTACAGTCCCTTAAAAAGGGAACATCAAGTGCGGAGCCTGTAACTATTTCGTTTTATGTAAAAGGTAATGCAAACGCTACATATGTTCTTGAGATATTTGATAATGACAACAGTAGGACTATTAACAAAACATTTCCTGTTACTTCTTCTTGGAACAGGGTGTCTATTACTTATCCGGGTGACACTGCTGGTAGCGGATTAGGCGATGATAATGACATAGGTCTCCAGCTTGTATTTTGGCTTCACGCTGGCAGCAATTCTACTAGCGGTTCTTTACAGACCTCGTGGGGGGCGTATGACCAGACTAAGAGAGCAGCGGGGATATCTAGCTTTGTTGACAGTACAGATAGAACACTAGAGATAACTGGGTTGCAAATGGAAATTGGAGAAGTAGCCACGCCTTTTGAGCATGAGGACATAGGAACTACGTTAGAAAAATGCAAAAGGTATTTTGAAAACGTAGAGTTGAACAATTACGTTATATTTGGAAACTCATATACAACAACTCAATTTGTATTACCACAAATTATTTGGAAAGTAGAGAAAAGAACAGCCCCAACATTAACCTTTCCAACCATAGGAACGTCCTCTGGCAATGTTGCAATAACTAAAGATGACGGAAACTATGTTACTCAAGGTAGTGTCATTAGGGCATTTATTACAACAACAGGTGCGGCTCCTTATAATAATAATGCAGATGGTTACTCAGGTTTAACAGACGATTCTATTTGTTCTTTATATTCAGTTGGAGACTCAACTCTTAAAGTAGATGCGGAGTTATAAATGATTATTGAAAACGCAAAGTGGTCAAAAGGACCACCACCGCAAGCGGATGTAATAGTTGGTTTTCTTGCAACTATTGATGGTCAAAAAATGGTTGTTCCAAAAGTAGTTGGTAATGCACATTATGACGAGGCCATGCGTCAAGTAGCGGCTGGCACTCTAACCATAGCAGATGCTGACTGATGGATATGGTACACATCATAGATACCTTAATCGGTATAGTCGTGATGGGCGGTGCGTGGTATCTTGGCGGTATGGCTAAAGAGATAAAGCGTATAGATATATTAATGAATAGAACACGTGAAGAGTATGTAACACGTAATGAAGTACGAGAAGACATGAGCCGTGTTATGGAAGCATTACATCGTGTAGAAGATAAACTTGATAGGGCATTAAATAAATGATGCAGTTTAAAGCATTTAAACCAGAAGCCATGAATAAGATAGCAAAGTCTATGGGCTATCAGGGTGACATGGGGCAGTTCCAGCAGTATATTGAACAAGACCCTGCACGACAGCAGCAAATGAATATGTATACTAATGCTGCTAAGATGATGGCACGTGGTGGTATGGTTAAGAAGATGGCAGTTGGTGGCACAACGACTAATCCTGCAGGTACACAAGCAGGTACACCAACAATTACAGCAGCCTCTACTCCAACACAAGTACAAGCTACCGATTCTTCTGGTAAGCCCGTAGTAGATAGTTCAGGTAATCCTGTAATGAAGACACAGGTTCCCGGCATAGCAAACTTTGCAGTACAACAAACATATACTCCGGGTGTTCCTGTAGGTGGTACGACTATAGCCGCTGCTACACAGACTGATCCAAGACAGAATATTGCACAGGGTACAGGCTCACTTACTGGACAGGTTGCTGTACCGACAGCACAAGCGGCCACTGCACAATCGCAGCAGGTTACAGCACAACAAGCTAATACTTTACAAGCCCAGCAAGCAGCACCTGCTATTAACACAGCAATACAATCTACAACTGCAGCACAGACCAATCCTCAAGACCCTCGTGCGCAGGTTACTGCTGCCCAACAAGTTGCATCTTCTGTCGGTAATCTGCAAGCTGCTCAAGGTAATGCTACCCTAATAAATAATCCTGTACAAAGACAAATTCAGTCAGGAGAACTTATCAGTAGTACAGGTGTTAACGCTGCTGTAGCGTCACAGACAGCGGCACAAACACAAGCTGCAGCGGCCTCTGCAAATCCAAGTCAACAGGCTATGGTGCAAAATCAGTTAGATGGTTTAATGCAACAGTTTGTTGGTGGTGCTACACCAGCATGGGCTGCTGGTGCTATCCGTAATGCTAATGCAGCAATGGCCGCACGTGGTCTAGGTGCATCTTCTCTTGCTGGTCAGGCTATTGTACAGGCAGCTATGGAAAGTGCGTTGCCAATAGCACAGGCAGATGCAAAAACTGTAGCTGGTTTTGAGGCACAGAATTTATCTAATAGGCAACAAGCTGCTATGCTTGCTGCTGAACAACGTGCTAAGTTTATGGGTCAAGATTTTGACCAAGCATTTCAAATGCGTGTTATGAATGCTGCTAAGATTAGTGATGTAGCTAATCAAAACTTTAATGCAGATCAACAGATTGCTTTAGAGAATAGTCGCATTGCCAATACTATGAATTTAAATAACCTGTCTAATCGTCAGGCTTTGGTAATGGCTGATGCTGCTGCTTTAGCACAGCTAGATTCACAGAACTTAAATAACAGACAGCAAGCTGCTGTAACAAATGCACAGAGTTTTCTGCAGGTTGATATGGCTAACTTGTCTAATCAACAGCAAACAGATTTATTTACAGCACAACAACGGATACAATCTTTATTTACAGATCAAGCTGCAGAAAATGCGGCACGACAGTTTAATGCTTCATCTCAAAATCAAGTTGACCAGTTCTTTTCTAACTTGGGTCAGCAAGCATCACAGTTTAATGCTACACAGCAGAACGCACAGTCACAATTTAATTCAGGTCAGGCTAATACACTTAATCGTTTTAATGCTGAACTAAATAATCAACGAGACCAGTTTAATGCACAGAACCAATTAGTGATAGCACAGAATAATGCACAGTGGCGTAGGCAAATAGCCACTGCCGATACTGCTGCTGTTAATAGGGCTAACGAACTAAATGCTGCTTCCATATTGGACATGAGTAAAACATCTTACGATAATCTGTGGAACTATTATGCTGACACAATGGAGTGGGCATGGACATCTGCAGAGAACAATGCCGAAAGACTAGCACAAATGGCTATGGCAGAATTAGATGCTAAAGTTAGAACAGACTTAGGTAAGTTAGAAGTTGACGCTGAAGATAGTAGAGCAATCGGTGGATTTATTACAGATATGTTTATGAGTCCGTTTAAATTATTTTAGAGAGACATAAATGAGTTTTGAAAGACAGCCAGCAAGACTAGCTATTATAAATCTTAGGCAAGAATTAGATAGGATGATAAATGAACCTGCGCAAGAAAAGCCCAGAAGTTCTGGCTTACTATCGCCTAACAAAATGATGACAGAAAAAACAAGTAAATCTGATGAAGAGTCTCAGCGTGTGCTTAACTATATGAAACAGATTAGAGAGAGCATGACCAATGGCGTTTAGGCGTATGCAAAATTTTGATGCACCTGTTCCGGGTATGGCAATGACGCACGAGTTAGGTGCTAGACCTTGGCAGCAACCTGCTCAATACACTACTATTGAAGAGGCTGTGTCTTATTATATTCCCCGTTTGTCCAGTAAAAACTTTGTTGGCAGATTGTTAGATATTTTAGAGACAGGGGTTCCTATAACTTCTTTGGCAGAAACAATTACCTTGGGTGGGGTAATGCAAGGAGTACATAGTATTGACTTAGCTGTATTAGTTAATCCAATATTAGTAGAGTATATGGAAGGTGTAGCAAAACAAGCAGAAATAGACTACACACTTGGTGATACTGATGATTACGAAAAAGAACCAGATGATTTTATTTTAGGTGAGGCTTTAAGAAAATTAAAAGAAGACCCTATGATTGAAGAAGATGATGAACCTGTAGCTGAAGAAGAAGTTGCAATGCCAAAGGAAGAGCCAATGGGTTTAATGGCTCGTAGGAGAATATAACATGATACGTTTAGGTTCAGCATTAGGTGGTGCAGCTAAAAGAGGTTCGGAAAGACTTAAAACTCTTGAAGAGGACGCTAAGAAATTAATTACAACTGAAGCAGCCCGTGTGGGTCAAGAATTATCGGCTAATCGTAAGGCTAGAACAAAAGCTAAATTGGACTACGGCATGGCTGCTAGAAAGTTAAGACGGTTTGGTTTGGAGGATGCTCAGATTGAGGCCGTTCTAGCTGGTGGTTTAGAAGGTGCAGACTTACTAGCAAAGAGTGTTTCTAATGCTCAAACTAGAGCAGAGTTAGCTGGACAAAAATTTGATGATGTTGCTAGGACAAATGCAATTTCTGCTTTGTTGCCTGTAGTTCAAAAGGATGTGGCTGGACGTGGTATAGACGATCAGGCTATAGCGTTTGCTAACTTGCAAGTTCCGCAGATGGGTGGCTTTGACCAAGGACTATCACAGGTAACTAAGGCTATCTCTGCAATGTCTCCTGCTGGATTGAAAGATAGCAGCTTTATTAGGGATCAGCTAACAGCACAGACAACTGCACTAGGTGGTGGCGGTGTACAAGATGATGCGTTTACAGGGCAAGCGTTTGGTACACAAACAGGATTTGGTTTTACACCTGATGTAACCGACATGGATGCTATTCTAAAAGCACAAGCACTACAGGCGCAAACAGCATTAACAACGGCACAAACAGAAACAGAAGTTCAAACTCTTCCTGTAGTTTTAGAAGAGAAGAGAGCAGCTATTAGTGCGACACTATCACAATCAGGACTAACGCAAGCTAGGACAGAAGAAATCTTAGGCATGTTACCTCTTAACATGATGAAAACATCAGCAGATGTAAAGTTAATCGGAAAGAACATAGAAAAAGTAGATGCTACGATGGCACAGATGGGTGTAGAAAATGACCAGATTCGTGCTAATACAGCCTTACTATCTCAAAGACTTACTAAACTTGCAGTAGAAACTAACATACTAAATGAGTATGGCGATCAAGAAATGGAAGCTAAAATTCTGCAGATGAATACTTCTTCTGGTCTTAATGCCATCCGTCAAGAGACACTGGAAGAGCAGTTGCCATTTGTAGGTGATAAAGCAAAAGCAGACGTTGATCGTATTACTGCTGCCATAGGAACTGAAGAACTAACTCAAGAGAAGTTACAAGCAGACCTTGATATTCTTAATACTTATGGCGCACAAGAAAAAGAAGCAGCGTTAGCTTTAATAGAGTCTAGGATTTTAAAGAACGGTAGCTACGCTGACCTTGAGGCATTTCAGGTATCCATGCTTGCAGAGAACAAGAGACTGGAAGATAGGCTTAATGAGACAGAGGATGATGTAGAGAGAGATAATATTCAACGACAGATTCAAGCGAACAATGATCGCATTGGCTCATCATCCCTTGCTTTATCTGATACAGAGGGCTTTGAAGAATTGTTGAATAAAGGTGCAGCACCTACTGTGTTTAATCACATACTTAAACAAAGCCTACAGGGTCAGGACGTTAAGCAAGAGTTTACATCCTTACAACAAGTTCTTGGAAATATAGAAGACGGTGCAAGACCACAATATTTCGCAGGACTTATCCGTGCTGTTGGAGAATTTGAAAGCGTTTATGGAAATGACAAACAGGGTGCAAAGTTTGTAAACGCAAAACGAAATAACATAAATAATATGTTAGCAGATTACGCCAGAAGAGCAGGAGAAGATGGTAGTGGTTTAAATGCAGGAGAAATAGATAACGCAGGAACGCCAGTAACACAAGGGGTAACTCTTTCAGAAGGGTCTGTTGGTTACATTCCAAATGCTGCAGGTGGAAGAGACTACATGATATATACGGGTAATACATTTATCCGGGTGGATTAGCAATGACTGGTATTATATCTTATTCCCAAAAAAGAAATCAAAAGCGAAGTTCATTACCTGCTGATGTAGAGCCTACTGAAACCGAAAGAGCATTTAATCTTGTCGGTGAAGATACTGCCATGTCTTTTGAAGACTGGAACGAATCTCAGAATGTGAAAAGAGAGGGTCAGACACAGGCTGTACTGGACGAATATCTATCTAAGCTAGACCCTGAAGATGCTGCATACCAAAGAGACCAGCTTTCTCAGCTTCCAGAAAATAGTATGCTGGATATTATTTATGATGAAGATAGGGACTCCGTAAAGAAATACATGGACCCTGAATCAGCACCAGCAAAAGAACGAGAGTTTGTAATGAAATCCGTTCCTCGTGCAATTGCACCATACGTGCGTGTAGTTGCAAAGGGGGCGGGTTTTGTCGTTGTAAAGCCACTTGAAGAAGTAGAACCTGTGATAGCAGAGGGTATAGCAAAAGCAATATCAGAAAAAAGAGCAGAGGATATATCTCAGGGTGCAGAACTTACTGCAAGAGAACCTTCACTTAGGCAAAAACATAGACGTGCTATTGCAAATCTATTGGAAAAAACTGGTGCGGCTGGTAATAGTAGAAGAGCGTATGATATGGCTGGAGATTTTGTAGGAGACCCCGAAGCTGATTCAGTTCTTGCAAGTCTTGGTGCAGCAGATATATCTCCTCTTGGTGCTTTGTATGCGGCAGATGAGGGCATTGATGAAATAAAAGCATTAAACCAAAGACAGGACGCTAGTGCTGTAGATTATATAGCACCTGTAGCTGTTACAGGTTTATCTGTTCTTGAGGCATTTCCTGTAACAAAAGGTCTTGCAAAGATAGGTAAAAGAGCATTACGGGGAGACCCAATTCAAACACCCGTAAAAACTATTGAAGAAATAAGAGTAGAGCAGGATGCCTTACGAGCAACTGGTGAGGCTAAGAAACGAGCAGATAAGGCAAAGAGTAAGTTTGATTTGGGTGCAGCACGTAAAGCAACAGATGAAGTAGAGGCAGCAAAGAAAGAGGCAGCACGTAAGGCAGCGTCTGATGAAGAAGGTCAACAACTGACAGAAGAAATACTGTTGGATTACCAAGAAAATCTACGTAACATGGGAGTGTTAGGTGATGATGAAACAATTGTACGTAAAGCGTTTGGTAAAACAGTTCTCGATTTTGAAAAGGCAAGAAATGTAGGTAAGAGTAGACTGGATGATTTGAACTTACCTGACGATGAAATATCTGAATTAGGATTTGGACCTGACGGATATAGAAATGCAGTTCTTAACCCTGATCTACTGGATAAATTTGTTGCTGTAATTAAACAGGTACGTAAGACAAACCCTGACCTAATAAAAGACCCCACTAAAAAACGAGGTATTACTGAACAAATATATAAAGCATCTGTGGGTGACTCAAAGCTATTACAAAGTGATGAACTAATGGAAGCACTGGACAAGTACGGTCTTGGTTTTGAAGACTTTGTTTTACAGGTCAACGCTGGTGCATCTGTTGCTGGTAAAGTTCTTAATCGTTCCAGTCAAATGGGTAGGTCTGTGAGAAAGTCTCAAGCACAAATAGACGAACAAGAATTAATGGAAGACCTCAATAAAATGAGTGGCTTTGGTAAGGGTGTTACGAGATTTGGAAATGTTTTACGAGGTGCTTTGGTTGGAACTTTGGCTACAGCCATGCGTAACTTTGAAGGGTTCTTAGTTCGCAGACCGTTAGAAGGATTGTCCACACTATTTGAGAATGGCATTCATGCTGTATCAACAGGTGGTCTAAAGGCACTTAAACCTGATACGTTTCGTAAATCCTACGGGCGTAGTATGCGCACTATGGGAGAGATGTTTAGAGATAGAAAAGGTATAGAAGAATATACAGACTTTATCCTAGAACGAAAAGAGTTTGATGCAGAGTTTAAACAGATGTTTGAGCAGGTCAACGAAATACGTCTTGGTCTTGGTAGAGGAGAAGCTACCACAAACGTAGGACAAAAGGCAGACTGGCTATTAAGCCGCATGGAAGACTACGTACATTTCGCAAACGCACCTAACCGTATGCAGGAGTTTCTTGCTAGAAGAACAGCTTTCTTTGACAGGCTTGAGACTCTTGTAAAAAGGGAATATAACTTAGATGTCATGGACATTATTAATTCAGGAAGATTTAATGATCTGCTACGAGATAGTTCTGATCTAGTGGGTAAAGATAAACGGTCTTTCAAAGAACTTGTTGGTGATTCTGTAAAGTCAGCGACTGACCAAACTTATGCAAGTAATCCAGACAATGACTTTTTAAAATATCTATTACGTGGCTTTAATAAAACAGGCATAGTAGGCAAACTATTCTTGCCCTTCCCTAGATTTATGTTAAAGGCTGGTGAGTATATGTACGATACAACACTAGGGCTACCCGCTTCTGCGACTAAGAAAATCTTTGGTATGGCTACAAAGACAGACGTTGGTAGAATGGTGGATGCTTCAGGTGCGGTAACATATAATGGGCAAATGGCTGCTCGTGGTATGGCAGGTTGGACAGCTATTGGTGGTATGTACATGGCAGCGGAAGCTGGACTAATTACAGAGGACAATAAGATTGTTCTTCCCGGTGGAAAAAAACTAGACGTAACATATCAATTTCCCTTGGCACAATTTGTGTGGTTAGGTAAGGCTATGCAAAAGGCTATGTCATCAGAAAAAGATTTTACTGAGTGGTATGATGGTAGGGAAGCACGTGACCTATTCATGGGAGTAAACTTCCGTGCTAACACAGGTCTTGGCGAACTAATGGATGATGTCTTTAAAATGATGAATAATGAAGCAAAGGCAGGTAGGTTAGATAAAAGTTCAGAAGCTGCTGGAAAATTTGTAGCTGATAGATTGCTATGGATTGCACAACCATATCAGCAGGTGATAGACCTTGAAAGGGGTCTAGGGTTTAGAGATACTACCGTTAGGTCATACTCTAGTGACCCTATGATTGAGAATCTGCCGGGTTCATTTAAAAAGGGTATGTTGGAAAGAGTACAACAACGTGGTTATACAACGCAAGAGGGTGGTCTAACAGGCTTTATCGGAGATAGACTAGGGCTAGGCATGGAAGAAGGTGATATACCTGCTCCGTATAAAGCATATGCTACAAAGCCGGGTGGTAAGGATAGAGGTCAGCTTGGCTCTTTATTCAAGTTTGGTTTTGGGCTAAATATAATGGATAGATTTACAGAAGAGCAAGCATTCTTAAAGAAATATGGATTTAATGATTGGGACTTTGCAAGTCGAACAACTGTGGGTACTGTTGACAATGCCATAAATGAAACTATTAGCGGTATATTACCTAGCCTAGTAAATCAATTGCAACGTGCAGAGGGAAGGTTTATAGAGCAGGGTAAGAGTGATGCTTTCATAAAGAAAGAAATAAAAGCAAGGACAATACAGCTTTTTAAAGATGTTAAGAATAAGATATATGCTGGTAGAGAAAAGCTAAAAACAGCAGGTGCAAATGATCCCGTATATGTTAGGGAATTGTTTAAGTTAAGAAGGCTTACTGCAGAGGCTCAAGCAGCTATACAAGAGCGTTATTACGAAGCAAATGGAAAGTATCCTGACCTTTCTAAAACAGAGGACGTTATAGCAATGTTGAAAATTGCTAGGAAGGGTAGATATAACGTGCCTCTGCTTAGATAGCTTAACGATTGTCACCGTCACCCTGTAGGCGGTTCCTAGCTTTCCTGTCTGCCAGCTTGTCAAGATTATCTTCCATAATTCTACCAAGGTTCATATCGACTTCCTTTGCAAGCATGGCACAGTACCACATCACATCACCTAACTCATAGCCTATTTGATTTAGCCTTTCGTGATAGCCCTCTCTGTCTGCACCATCACGTATCAGCTTCTTTACTTTGTTAGCAATCTCACCAGCTTCCCCTGTCAGCCCAAGAGTTAAATACTCAAGGGCTTTTTCTTTTGGGAAGATAGCAGTCTCTGCTGCTTTCTGTTGATACTCAGTGGCTGTTATATTACTCATGTTCTTTTTCTCCATCCATCGTTTAGCATCTTCCTTTAATCCCATTGTACTTACCCTTTTCTAAATTCTCATAGTAAGCAGCATTCCATCCACGCTGCCACTCACGTGCCTGCATACTATTAGGATGCAGGTTAGGGCGGCTTTCTTGAAACATCTTCTTTCCATTTACAGTCACAAACCTGCCACCCTTTTTGAAAGCATCGTACCCCCAATCGTATTGAATACGAAGGGGGGCATCATACTTGCTTAGTCCATTACGCCTCATTATCTAACTCCACTAGAATTGCATCTTGGTATGGGATGTGAAAGAAGTGTTCACCCGGCTCAATCCTAAAGCCTTGTGCTTCTTTTACTTCCGATTGTTCAAGCAGTGTGTCTTTAATACGCCATGCTTTTTTACCATCCCCTCGTATAACGTAGAAGTTTAGAAAGGTCTTGTCATTCTTTACTTCTTCAAACTTGTTAATAAGTTTATGTTTACGATACGGAATACGTATCTCTTTCCATGACGGGTTCCAGTCACCTACCCACTGGTTCTTCATCTCTACCTCACTGTAGTAGATGTTACCATTCTTCTCACTCTTGATGTCAAACGAAAAGTTTTCTTTTGAATCAAGTATCGTGTGTCCATTCTCTTCAAGATAAGTGCTGATAGTTTCCTTTGCTACCTCATCATTTCTGCGATAGGATGATGGTCTGAACCTGCGGTTCACTGCTCCTTTAATCGGTTGTAGTGCCATCTTCAATCTCCTTTTCTTCCTGTTGGAGTTGTGGTTGTATAAAGTATTTAGTAAGCATTTCTAGTTTATCGTGATAGCCAGCAGCTTTATCCAGTTCTAATTCAATAGTCTCAATTATGTCTGAATGTTCGCCAATGCCTACCGTAGTATTCATATACACCTCAATGTTTGCGAGGTGTCTATTAATGTTCCCAGTTAAATAGGAACGCATAGAATTAATTAGAACATCTCTCATCTTCACTCCTTTCTTTTTCGGGATTAGGGTAATACACCTCAACCCATGATTTACACTCAGGACACTCTAAACAACTTAGTATTGTATAGTTGTTATCCGTTAGTTCGTCTACATCGTGGTCCCCAACCCACCTTAGTTCTGTCTTACAGTGCCAGCAATTCATTACGCTGCCTCTATGTCTACAATCTCGCAGACACCTGCAGTACAGGCTAACTCACGTCCACCTGTAGTGGTGTCCTCTTTCTCAAACTCTTGCAACAGTGACCAGTCTACATTCTTTGGCATCTTTGTCAAGAAGTTTTTGTATTCTTTTTCATCTATGTCCTGATAAGGTGCTTGCTGATATGTGTGTTCACTAAATGGCAAGAAGCTGATACCCGATACTTCATCAAAGTGATTGTATACCCAAGCACCTACATCCATCCACTCGTGTTCTTTGACACTAATTGTAACAGATGGCTTATGTTCACACCAATGACGCTGATACATAAGCCATAACTCAAGCTGCTCAATAGCGTTCATCTGTGTCCGTGTGACTGCACCAGTAGGTGACTTCATAGGAAAGCTGAACACTGTGGTGCTATCTGGCTTCATTACATCTGCCTCTGCAGGTATGCCCTGTGACATAAGGAACTGTGTGAGTGGGTCTTTATTATCGCCACGTACAGTGCGTATATAGTGTGCATTGTGTCTGGCATGAATACCTGACGCTGCATCTGTAAGCTGCGAGACAGTGCCGCTAGGCTTTACACAGGTGACAGCCGTTGACTGTGGTATACCTATTTGCTTTGCCATAGCTGCGTTAGTCTGTACCGCTACATCACGCAGCAAGGTAAGAGCAGTCTCTAGTGTACCATTAGCCTCTGCTGTAATCGCATTGTCCATGATACCTGTAAGGGACACACCAAGTAACCTTTCTTCTTCTGTGTTCTTCTTCCATACAGAACGAAGATACTTGAAGTTAGTCAGTGTAGCTTGGAATGTACCAAGTATAGTAGCAAGACGAACCTTCTCCTTCAGTGTATCAACTGTATCTGATTCACGAACAACTACCTCTGACAAATTACAGAACTGGTATGGGCGTAAGATGATCTCACTGCAGGGGTTGCAACCGAAGTCGTGGTCTGTATCACGTCTACCATTCTTCTCTGCTTGCTTGATAGCAGACTGACGGTTGAAGATACCACGCTCACCTGACTTACTATCATACAGGGCAAGCCACTCACGCATGAATGTACCCATCTCTGGCTTCACTTTATATGCCACAGAGTTATTAGCCAAGGCTCGTTGCCCTTCATTCTCCCACCACTGACCTGATTTGGCATGTGCCATCTGGTCATCGTTTAGGTTAGACAAGCTAATCAGTGCCGACCTGCGTACACCACCAACAACTACAACCTCACCAATCTTACACATGATGTCGTGACACTCAATAGGATATAGCCTACGACCTGCTGCACCCTTGAACTTCTGTACAACAAACTCAAACAACTCAACTAATGGCTGTGGACCTGATGCCCTGCCGCCAAATGTCTTGAGCCTTGCACCAGCAGGGCGTACCTCTGACACATCCCACTCTGGTATCTGTCCAGTATACAGCATAGCGATGAGTTCCTTCAGTGACTTTGCCCATCCGGGTCTGCTGTCACCTACCTTTATTACTGTATCTGTACGATGAAAGTCCTCATTAACTATAGGCAACTTGTCAATGTTGTGTCGCTCTACGCTAAAGCCTACACCTGTACCACACATAAGTATGTACATAGTCTCATCAAACGCACGTGGGCTGTCCACGGGTACGTAAGAACAATTATATCCACCCACATGGCATCTGTCCAGTGCGGGGCCACTGGTCATCAATGCTCTCATGCTAGGCATTACAGATAGGCTAAGTACGGCACTCTCTAACTCACCTCTCAGTGAATCAGGTAGCTTATAGTCATGGTGGTCAGACAAATGCCTAGCCATATAATCAAAATATCTGGTGACAGTTTCACTCCATGTCTCCCTTCTCTGTTCATCTTCCTTCCAACGGGCGTACCGTGAAAGTGCTATAAAGTTTTGGTAGTCTGTAGGTAATTGATTGCTTATCATCTCTTTACTCCATTATTGTTTTGATATGTTTAATGTCAGCACCTTCTATGTCATAAAAATATTCTTGGATGCTGTCTTCTAATTCGTCACCGACTCTACCATCGGCTGGCACTGGATATTCTTCTTCATCAATATCAATTGTAAGAAACATTTTAACTTTCATCTGTTGCCATAACCTCTTCAATTAACTTATCCAAATACCACTGCGCTTTCTGTAAATCCTCTAGTGGTTTATCTTTATAATCAAAACGCCAAAGGTATTTCATTACATTACCCTGCAAGTAATATTTAAATCCATTGTCTGTTGCAGCAGAGATAGCATGAATACACTCTATGCCTGTTTGATTATAGTGGGGTGGACTATTAACCATGTCCACAACATTATCAGATTTTTTATTTGCTTTTGTCATATGTAACTCCTCTTGTTGTGCCATTACTTTCATATAATCTTCATGCCTACTCATGCTGACCCCTTTGTTTTAGTGTTGAACTTTAAGTGAACTACATTATCATCATATGTTTTTTCTACATATTCTTCTTCTAATTCTATATCAATCTCATCCTCATTGTCAATAACATTTCTAACATATTCATCTACGGTATGACGCAACTCATCTATCTCGTGCATTACAGGAACCGAAGCGCAGACCATTTTAGAAAAGTGCATTACCTGTTCATAGTCCTCATCATTAAGAGTGTTGTATGGCAGAGCCATAACAGATATATCAACCTCGCCAGTCCAAGTGCCATCATCTTTAGTGAAGGGTCTTATACGAACCAAAAAATCTTCTTGGTTAATTTCACGTGATAGTTTTAAAATGGCGGCTAATCTTTTCTCATCTTCTAATAGTTCTTGGAAATCCTTGTCCATGTTTATCTCCTTTTTACCTTTGTACCACCAAACTTTATAAACTTTGGATGTCGGTTTCTTCCTTTTTCTTTTAACCAATCTTCTGGAATAACCCTATCATAATATCTAAAGCCATACTTTATACACCACTCACCGTAAGTAGACTTAGCACCCTTACGAAGTTTACGTCTGCTGTTTTCAAATACAAAACGAATGTCTAACTTTGGATGCTGTCTCTTTACAGCAATGTGTTTACGTCTATCTGCTGCAGTAAACATTCCCTTTGTTTCTATTATAATTCCGTTAGACAGCACGAAGTCTGGTGTGTATGTTCTATATGCTAAGTCTTCCCACTCAATCTTTACACCCTCGTACAAGAACTTTATCTTTAGTTCTTTTAAATACTCAGATACTTTGAGTTCAAGACCGCTACGATAACCATACTTTCGTGCTGCCCTAAATTGTTTTGCGTTATGCACTAAGCTAGATCACGCCATAGTAAGCTAGGATTATTAATCCTATAGCGATAGCTATTACCGCCAAGTGCCTTGAGTTCTTCCTGTATTGCTCTATCCGCTTCATTACGGGCTGCAATAGCATCACGAAGCCCAGCAGTTTTTCGCTCACGATATTCCTTACGCAAGTCGCTGAGTTTTTGCTCAGTAGTTTTAATCTCTTCTGCAAGAGCATCAAGTTCCAGTCGTTCATCATCCATTCATATACTCCTCTGTTAACTCAACATATGCCACAGTGGGCGGTATTTTGGCCTGTGACTTTACAGCAGACCGTTCTTGTAAAGAAGACCAGCAATCAAAACGATAAGAACAAAACTTGCACCCATCATTAAGTACCGTATTACCTGTCTCCTTACCTCTAAACTTCTCTGGTACTGGTTGAAAGCATCTTTCAAATTTATTCTCCTTTACTTTGTTTACAGTTACATTAATCTTAGTTATCTCTTCATCCATGTCAATACCTGTGGCTGGTAAGTATTTAAATCTTCCATTTGATTTATTGACTACCCACCAACCACCTGCTTTTTTACCAGATGCTTTAGCATAACCTGCAAGCTGTGCTACGTACCCAAAGCCATCACCGCTGGCAAGACTGTCATAGGATTCAAACTTGTTTCTGTAGGACCAGTCTGAAGCTGATTTAATATCATCAACTGCACCATCAAGGATAAGGTCATAAGAACCAGAAACAGTAGTATCACCACAGTCAAGAGTAACTTTGTTCGTGTCTTCATACTTTACCCCCGCTTCCTTTAGTAAGCCCTTGAAGACAGCCTCTACAATATCTCCAAGCATCATATTCATAACGAATGTATTAGGTAAAGGAAGTGCGGCCTCTGGTTTATTCTTATCATACCATAGCTGGCATGATGGTCTACCCACGTTAGACATTCTGATAGTGAAATCTTTTCTACTTCTACCACTACCAAATTGTCTCTTCAATGCATCCGTTATGTCATTGGATATTTGTTCTATTGTCTTATCACTAATAGAACTTTTACCCTTAACAGCACTCTCTAAGTATTGATGTAATGCTATCTCAGCAGGATGGTTCATTAAGCTGCTTCCTCATCATCCACTTCAATCTGAACCATATCATTGACAACATCAACATCGTCATCACTCATCTTGGCATCAACTTTCTCCTTCCACTTTTCCATGATAGAATTATTTTGTCTATCTATCCAAGCCATAAAGTTTGCACCTAGTTCTTGAGTAGCATCATCTGTAGGTATCTCAACTGATAAGTCTAAAGATGGAACTGGTACATAATATTTGTTACCACTAGCTATCTGAC